TTAAATCTTGAATCCATGTTCTGTTTGTTTTAGTTATATATTAATATATAGTCAAAAAAAAAGAAAAGGAAGGGATAAAATAAAAAAAAACAAAAAAAACCCAATTAAATTAATAATTGGGTTAAACAAATCAAGGTTTCAGACTTAACTGATGGAAGTAACTAATTTCCCCTATCTATCACATGGACTATTAAACCACATTAATTCTCTATAACTTTCTTTTTAGTCTTCTCTTTTCTTTCATCTTCCATTTTTTTAATAGACATTCGATAAAAATCGACACCGACATTAATGAAAGTGATGCATCTAATGATGAACCACAACATAAATAGACCTATGAAAAAAGATAATATTAATACTAATCCTGCTGGTAATCCTGCCATAACTTTTAATTTTTAATGTTTATACTTTATTTAACGTAATTTTTGTTTATTTGTTTCACTCTGGGAACAAATCTTTAATTGAATTACCCATTGCATTCCAAGTTCGGACCGCTGTTGGATAAAGAAGGCGAAATCTTTTTCTAGTGCCTGCTTTTTTTGCGTATTCTTTAATTCGTTCCTCAATCCAGAAAATCATTTTTTTGTTTATAAATAGTAAGAAATAATTTAAGATTTACTTATTTCGATTATTTTTTCAATTGCGTTTTCATCCATTTTTTAAAATGAGCTTGATCCCACGGATTATCTTTTTTTACATAACGATTGTATTCTCTTGGGAGCAGTTGAAAATTTGTGTAGTAATTAAGGTTTAACACTTCTTCCTCAGTGGTTGCTGTGGCCAAAGGGATAATATGATCCAAATCAAGATTGCTATCACCATAAATAAACCCATAAGAGTTATTATTAAGATGCTTTTCAAATTCCTTAAAACTACAACCTAGTATATTTGCAGTTTTAGAGGTCTTTTTAAAACCTTTGTTGTTAATTGAATTCCTTATTAATGATCTTATATTTTTTTTTAATTTGAATAAAGCATCTTCTTTAACTTTCTTTCTCTCTCTATCTCTTTGATAAGACCTTATTGTTTCTTTGTTTTCTATGTAATACTCTTTTCTTTGTTTGCTTAATTTCTCTTTGTTTTTTTCTGAATAAGTTTTTTTGTAATCTGAAATTTTTTCTTTATTACCCATATAATAAAGCCTACTTTTCTCTTTTATTTTTTCTGGGTTTTCATTTCTATAGACTTTTTTTTGTTTGCTTATTCTTTCTTTGTTTTCTATGTAATACTCTTTTTTTTGTTTGCTTAATTTTTCTTTGTTTTTTTCTGAATAGACTTTATTTTGTTTACTTATTCTTTCTTTATTTTCTTCATTATATTTTTTATTATATTCTTTTTTAACACCTTTTCTTTTGTCATTATATTCTTGTATCTTTTCTTTGTTTTCTTCGTAATATAGTCTATGTCTTTCCTTCTCTTTTTCTTTGTTGGATATCCTATAGGACTTCATACAAGATTTACAATTGCTTCTTAAGTTAAATTTTCTACCTGTTTGTTTGTTGAATTCGGAGAAGCTCTTTACTTCTCCGCACTTAGAGCATTTTTTTGTTTCTTTCATTTTTTTAGTAACCCCTCAGTGATCAATGATTGTCGATGCAATTCGAACAATGCCTTTATTTTTTCGTTTAGTTCTTCGGTGGTTCCAACAATTGTTGTACAAAACCCAGAACCCCCTTCAATAACAATTTTCTCTAATCGTGTTTCTTTAAATATCCCTTCAATTTGAAACTCTTGAATTAAGGTTAAAGTTGAACCAACAACCTTTACCCACTGCTTCTGCTCTCCAATCCCAAAGCGATAGAATCCGTCACCTTTAAGCGGAATTGATATGATTGTATGATTTGGTGTTGAAGTGCTCGGAAATGAGCTAACTTTGGCTTTCTGAACCCAATCACAGTCCCAACCAGTGGCGTTCTTGTATTGTGCTGGCATTGCTCTAAATGCCCATTGTTTTTGGTCTACTTCTTCGTTTGGCAAAAGGACCAGAATGTTGTTGTTGTGAATTTTAACTTCCATGATAATAGATTTAGATTTGTTTTATATTTATTTTAAAGACCTGTCTGGTAGTTATCCAGAAAAGGCAAGATTGAGGGAGACGTTTGTTATGAAAATTATACCATAATATGTTTGAAGTGCCTCCCTCTGTTTCTTATTACAAAGTTACGGAATTAATTTGGGATCGCCTAATGTTTCTGGCCCTTTTTAAAAATATTTTTGGCCCTTTCATTAGGGCAACTTAGGACGTTTATAGTTATAGCCACAAAAAAACCCGATCATTCGCTACGATCGGGTTTTTGTTGCTTCTTTAACTTTAGCAAAATATTCTTCTGTGGTTAAGTTAACTTGATCCCCTGGAAACATACTCATACGATGTTCTTCAGGGAAGACTTCAGATTTAAACCCATGTTTTACATCTTCGCTTATATAAGCAGTTGGAGTGTGAGTGTCATCTTCATGTTCAGATGCATAAAGAGCAATGTGACCCAGCTCCCCTCCTTCTACATCTTTTGTGTTATCGATAACAACAATATTTCCGTTTGCTAATTTTACTTTAATGTAATTTTCTTTGTGTTTTAAAATTTCCATAATAGTTGATTTTTTAGTTATATTATATTAAACGTAATTGGGTAAAAAAGGTTTCACTTTACGCTGTTTTCTTTTTTATTTTTCTTAATTGGATAAATAGTGCTGCAATAAATAATAGTGTCATAATAGATTTGTTTTTAGTTATAACCTATTAAACGCAATTTCTTCAATAAAGTTTCATTTAGGCAGCAAAACCTCGAATTATCTTCGCATAAATCCTATCTATTTCTTCTTGTCTCTGTTTAATGTATCTACTGAAGGCTAATTTAAATTTTATGCTGAATAAAGAAATCTTGTGGAGGTTGATGGTACCCCAGTTAATCCGATCTGCATTAGCAGTTATCCATTCTTCTGTGTAGATTACTTCCATCTCTTTTTTGTTTCACCATAACCACCATTACTTTTATATTTCAACTTCACCGTTTTACCTTTTCTCTCAATTTTAGTATGACCATTTACAGCAGCTACCTCTATTTTACACAATTCTGGTTTATCCTCTTCCCATTTGTTTGGGAAAAACAAATGTTTATGACGAGTTTCAATTCTCACTTCTAGCGAAATTATAATTTTAAATTCGTCCTCTTTTATCATTTGTGAAATTAATTGTTCTGCTTCCATTTCGGTTTCACACTTTAACTTCATCTCCCAAGTGTAATCAAAGCCTGATTCCTTACTTTCAAACCAAACTTTTTTTTGGTTAAACATTTTCTTCTTAGGTAATTTTACTAAGCAGTTTGTTATTCCTGTACTTATTTCTCTCCTTTCTTTAAAATTTTTCATTTATTTGTTTTTATTGAAGGTTGTTCTTATTTTGACTAATTGTTCAACTTTTGCTTGAATCTGGACATGTTTACTTTCTTGTTGGTGCCTTGGTTTGCAGCTCGGAAATGATGTCATACAAAAAAAGATCCAAGCTAAGGCGATGATTAATAATTTCATAATTCTTATTTGTTTGTTTATTATAAATAGTAAAAAAAAAGCAGAATTCAAATAAACCCTACTTTTATTTAGTGTGTATCAAAAAAACTGCATGGTAACAAACTTAGCGTTACCGTGCAGGGAATTCGTGATTCGCTTATTGCAAATTTCCTTTGTCGATTTTATTTATCCATGCCAAATAATCAGGGCCTAATTCTTTTTTAATTGACAAGTTAATTTCTGCTACAGTCGATTTAAAGAAATGCCAGTGCCTTTTTATTGTTTTAACTGACAAAGAAGTTTTATTGGCAAGCTTTATTTGCCTAATAAGACCATCAATGCTATCCCAATTAATGATTTCATTACGAATTAAGGATATACTTTTTTCTTTTCTAATGTTAGCAGATATAGGGCCAGCCATTAGCCCATTTATCCTTCTTCTGTTTTCTTTTTTCATATATCTTTTATTTAAGAAAGGCTTTCCCAAACCTCAAATGGACAAATTGTTATATTTTTTCTCCCATAATACTCAATTGACTCTTTTGCAGTCCTTTTTGTTATAGGGTTTCCTTCTGAACTATAATCAAAATTATATACCTTTTCTTTAACACCACCTTCAATAACATCTTTTAATGACTGAGAGACCTCTTTCCCTTTATTTTCCAGGCCTTTTATGTATTCTGGGTCTACTTTCACTACTTCTATAGCTGTACTCCCTGTATGAGGCCCGTTGAAAAACTTAGTGTCTTCATTTATCTTTTTTTTATTGAAGGTGTTATTTGTTGCTTGCACTAAATCTTTGACACTTGCCCAATGTCTTTTTACGGTTGCAATACCTAAACCGCTTTTATTAGCAATTTTACTTTGGCTAATCAATCCTTCTTCTTTCGGCCAGTTGTTAATAGTTTCCTCTAAAGTGTTTTTAGTATTTTCTTTCCTTGCATTAGCTACTAATGGACCTGTGTCTTTTCCAATAATCTGTCTTTTTTCTTCCATTGTCATTCCTTTTTTAAATATGAATCTACGTTTTGTTTTAATTATTTTGCTTTCCAATTCGCCTTTTATTTTTACTTCATACGCTTCTTCAGCTAAAGTTTTTATTTTATCCTCTGGTAACGGTGGTTCGCAATGCCATTCATTCTCCATGGATAAAACATTAGTTAAAGCACTTAAATCCCAGTGGTTGTTTAAATAGAGTCCGTTTATGCCAAGAATCCATAAAGCTTTAGATCTAGATTCGTCTTTCATTATTTGCCCTGTGTAAAAAACTGCAAATACAAATTCTTTCTTTGTTTCGAATCGGTGAAAATCACCTTCGAATTTAAATGTGTCTAAGTCGGAAATTCTCCTTGTTTTGTTTGAGTGCTCTTTATCTAAAGTGTTTAGCAACTCTTCGCCTTTAAATTCTTCTATTTCAAATATGTCGGATGACTCAATTGAAGGGGTTGTTTCTTGTTGTTCGTTTAAAACTATTTTGTTTTTTTTCTTTTTCATTTTTATCCTTGTTTTATGTGGCTCCCTTGATTATTTAACGAGCACAAGGACCTGGGGCTAATTACTTCCCCAGGATGCTCGACCAAACCTTTTGTTTGATTGCTTACATTAATATATATATAAAAAAAAGCAAAAACAAGAAATAACTTTTCCTAAATACAAATTAATTAGAAAAACACAACAAGTTCTTGGAATAGTACAATTAATTGAAGATTTCCCTTATTTAATTAAACGTTTTTTATTGAAGGTTTGTTTTAAATGTTTTTTATTAACTGGTATCATTCCATATACGTGGTATCATTAACTGGTATCATTCCATATACGTGGTATCATTAACTGGTATCATTCCATATACGTGGTATCATTAACTGGTATCATTAACTGGTATCATTAACTGGTATCATTAATCAAATAAACAATATGCGTTTGCAATAAATTTTTATTGAAGGTTTCTCTTATTTTGGTTAGTGTTGCTTAAAAACAAAAACAAAAAGAACCCTGTTTAAATGAAACTGAAGGCGGTATCACACGTTGCATTGAGTTTTATATATGGAATGATACCACCTGTTAATTTCCAAGTACATCTGCTTAATTTTTTTTCTTATTTCTTCTTTTTACTTAATTAATAAGCACCTCAATTTACTTTCCACCTCTTCACTTCTTTCATTATCTTGTATAAACCAAAAAGAGAAAACCTCAGCCCATTGCACCCATTCCCACAAAATTACTGTTTAACCAAATAATTTCTTGCCCTTTTCCCCCCACCATAAAAATCAATCATTAATATCTAACTTAATTTCCATTGATCAATCATTATTTATTTAAATACATCTTTATATTACTTCTAATTAAATACTACCAATATCCAATCTACTTACCTTATATACTTCATTATGATGTATAAGAGAGATGAAGAGAATCCCAGCTCATTGCACCCAAACCAAAGAAAATAAGAAAAAGAAAGAAAACCTTTTGTCAAAGTTCCGCATTTAATAATCAAAGACAGCTATTGTCATTTCGAAGCGATCTGCATAAATAAAAACAAACACCCAACACCAACAATCCCCTTCAATAAAAAAGATTGAAATTAAACAGGCATATAACTAAATTAACCCTATAGGATAAACACATATACTTAAGCTATTTATACAAAACATTAATCAGCAGCAAGTTATGACAGCATCCACAGAAATACAAAAAGCATTTATGGATATTAATTGGAGAAATATTAAGCCAATAGATCCATACCCAACATTAAAACATCCCTTCAATAAAAAAATATATTTAAAAGAAACACCTATGTACAAATTATCAGATAGAAGTTTAAATCGATTAGAAGGAGTTAAACCGATTCTCATACAAATACTACAAAAAGCAATAGTTAGTTCTCCCTATGACTTCGGTATACCCCAGAGTGGAGGATATCGATCTGCAGCAGACCAATTCATACTATTTAAGAAAGGTGCTTCAAAATGCGATGGGTATAAAAATAAATCTTACCACCAATCAGGCAACGCATTCGATATCTACATTTATGAAAACGGAAGAGCTAACTGGGATGTCCATAAATTACAAGCAGTTGCTTACCACATACAAGAGATTGCTTGGATGGAATTCGACTTGGTAATTGAATGGGGAGGTGATTGGGTTTCTTGGAAAGATTATCCTCACTTCCAAATAAAAGAAAAAACATTATAAAATCCCTTCAATGAAAAAATTTAAAGACACAAAGGTAGGATCGATCCTATCTAAAGTAGCCAACTCAACACTAATAGAAAAAGCAGCTGACGCCTTCACTGGTGGTGCATTCAGTACCGTCAAGGAACTAATTAAAGGAGACAATAACATTACTCCAGAAAACAAAGAACTAGCCTTAAAAGAGCTGGAAATCGATATTGAAGAGATGGCCAATATAACGAAGAGGTGGGAAATAGATTCTAAAATAGATTCATTCCTGGCAAAAAACGTTAGACCAATGATGTTGGTATCACTCTTGTGTGCAATCATTTTCTTTTGCTTCCTCGATGCATACGCAAATAATTGGGTTGTAAGAGATATTTGGATTGATTTATTTAAATATGCATTCATGGTTGCTCTAGGTGGTTACTTTAGTGGTAGAACTGTGGAGAAGTGGAAACAAAAATAAGCACTATTTATCTTAAATGAGAAGTTAGCTGTAATTTTATAGCTAATTAAACTAAAATCACTGTTTATATGGCGGAAACAAACAAAAAGAAAGAACCAAAACCAAAAAATGCTCAGAAGGGAAAAGTATTAAACCCCTCTGGAACGAACTGGGCCACGAATGCAGAGCAGCTGTTTGATGACATAAGCAAGAAGTTCGAAGACAGCTTCATGGAAACGCTGAACATAACACAAGGTCTAATAAATAGCAACTACAAATCTCAGTCATTTAAGAATTATTGGAAAAAGCTGTCTTCGGCTGATCGTCATGAAAAGAGTATGAAGATGCAGCAATTAAATAACACGAGTGTAGATAAGGTTGCAGGGATGAAAATAGTTGGTGATGACGAAGGTAATTTCAATATTGTTTTCACGAGCAAGGACAAAGAGGAATAAGAGACTATTTAAATTAAGGAGCTATGGGATGTTTTAGAGAACGTAAAATTGGAAATCAGATTGATAATCAAATTGTAGATGATTGCATTGATGTTATTCATGAACGTTTTCCAAAGCCAGGTCTTAAGTTTGGCAAGAAAACATTCGACAATTTAGTTTACTCTATGATTCCTTTGTTAGAGCAAAGCATTCAATATTTCTGTGTAAAGCAAGAATTGATATTTAATTTAAAAGTCAATATGTTGCTAAGTGTAGAAGACGAAGAGTTTATTGAAGCTTTTAATTATCAAAAAATTTATAATTGGTTAAAAAGTTACCATAACAAATGAACCATTTCACAAACATATTTCTCAAAATAAGAGAGAAGATTTCAGAAGAGATCCCTGAAATCAAAGATGTAAGAATATATAATCAGCAGGAATTAGTTCCGAATGAGAAAGCGGCCTTTAACACCCCATCTTTATTCGTAGAGTTTGCCTCCATAGAATATTCTTCCAGCAACTACGATAGCCAGCAAGCAAATTTCGAAATCTCTATACGTGTTGTTGACCAGGGATACACTTTAAACATGCTCTCATACCATGAGTTAATTGATAAAGTAAAATGGTGTTTACAAGGCTTTATTGGATTAAAGAATACTGAATCTTTTTCAGATTCCAATTTTGATAATTTTATTTCTTGGGAGCTCATGTTTGAAATGAGCTTACGAGAATGCCCACAAACACTTAAGACACAAGAGGTTTGTGGTGTTAATTATGCTTTAGATTTAAGACAAGCTGTTGTTCGACATGGACATGACATACCAGAAGATGGTAGAATTTTCCGTGCGGTAAATGACGGTGACTGGTCTGATGTTACGTTATGGGAAGTTTATATAGAAGATCATAATGTATGGTTACCAGCTATTCGTTTTCCAAGCAAAGCTGATGATGTGGCGTTTATAAATGAGCAGGATATCAATTTGGATATCGATGTTAGTATTGAAAGTTTAAACATAATAGAAGATGAGTCTATTTGATGAGATGGAGTTTGTTAATTGGAGTGGCACCACTGGTGGTACTGTTGTTACAATTTCACAAGAAGAAGAATGTGAGAGCTGTGAATGCTCCACTGATACATGTTTGGTTGCTGGTGAAGAATCGGAGGATAACGTTACAACAGGTTGCACGTCTACTGTAATCTTTCCAGATTTATCATTCTAAAAAAATAATTAATATTTAAGTTAAAGAATAAAATGGCAAGAACTATAGATCAAATATATCAAGGTTTTCTTGAGTCAGTAGAAGCAACTCCAGAGTTAAGTGGTGCTACAAGCACATCTAACACAGCTATTTGGAGGGCTTTTTATCGAGTAGCAGCGATTGGTATTGCTACGTTCGAGCAATTGCAGGATGCTTTTAAGAAAGATTTGGAATTCATTCGTGATAACTCACAAATTTATAATGAGTCGTGGTGGAATGATAAAATGAAAAATTTTTTTCAATATGCTCCAACCGAACCAGATAAAGGAATATTGAAGATCGATGACAACTTTGTAATCTCATATGATGTTGTTGATGATTCGAAAAAAATAATTGACTTCGCTTCTACCACAAACACAGATGGTAGGGCAAGTGCCACGATAAAAGTTGCTAAGAGTAATTCACAGGGAGCACCCGAGCAATTAGACGAAGATGAGTTGAGTGCTGCTCGTGGGTTTGCCAATAAGTTACAGGGAGCAGGGTTGCTTTTGACATTGGTTAGTTTCCCAGGGGATAAATTGAAGATTGATTTAGATTTGTTTTACAATGGAGATGGAGTGGAGACTGTTGTTCGAGAAGAAGTTGTTTCTGCGATAAATGAATATTTAGAACAAGCTTTGACATTCGATGGTAAAATAAAGATATTAACATTGATTGATTATATTCAAAATAAAGTCGAAACACTTGATGATTTGGAAATTACTTATGCTTCCATAACTCCTGATGGAGGGAATGAATTAGAATTCACTAGGTCAATCGATACAAAAGCAGGTTATGCTGTATTTGATGAAGATAATTCAAACATAAATTTAACAGTTGTATAATGGCATTTGTTTGTGATACTAAAAGCAACAGGTCTAATTTAAGATATCCCTTCAATTGGGGTGCTTATTTATTAGATTTGTGGCCAACGAGATATAAAAAGATTAAGCAACTAGCTTTCATTGGTGTTGTTTTTAAGGAATTGGAAACAATGTACAATAAGTTTTTAGAAGAGAGGTGTGAGTATTTATTTTTAACAAGTGCTGATGGTAGCACAATCAAACTAGAAAAGCTTTTAAATGTACTATTTAATAACAACGGTGATGAGATTTACATAACAAATCAACTCTTAGAGATTAATACACTGATAGCCTTCAATAGAGGTGAGGATACTGGTACTGATGACAACTCGATATATCAGAGAGGTGAAAACCCTGCTGCTTTTGGAGGAGATAAACCTTATGTGTTTACAAAGAATGAAGTGAGTTCAACAACAAACTTCATCATAAACATTCCTAATTCTTTGGCTAGTGTAATCAACATCAATGCATTAAAAGCTTTGGTCGACAAGTATAGATTTGCTTATGTAACTTACAAAATAAAATTCTATTAAAAGATATGAGTCAAAAAAAATATAACACGGATGTAAATGGTTTACCGATCGGCTTTGAAACTGGTGGTGTTCCTTTGTATACCGAAGATTTAGTGGCATTTCAATCCAATGCTTTGAACTACAACATTAATGCAATGTTGGAAGGTTGGAGTGTTGTTTTAAGTGGTTGTTTGGTTGATGAGATTAATGTTTCAACAAAGACAGTAAAGGTAACACCAGGTATTGTACAATTAGCTACAGACGAAGGTGATATTTGTTATAATTTCCCAGGATACGAAGGTGTTTATCCTTTCTCTATAATTCCAGGGAGTATAATTGCAGATGACAGACCATTTAAAGATGGATCCGTAAAAAACATCGGTGAGAATTATACTCATGCAATAAGAACTTCTTTTGCTGACACCAATGATTATGGGTATCCAACAGATTTGAGATATGATGAAATCCTGTTTCGACCATTTACTGACCAAAGAGCAGAAAGTGTTATTCTTGGTTTAGGAAGAACAAGAAATGAGATCAGTCAAACTTGGATGAGTTCTGATATGAGAGCTTATCAAACAACCCTAACAGACACAAATAAAACAATTGTAGGCGGTACGATAGGATTGGTAACTAGTGTAGATAACTTTCACAAATATGGTGCTTTTGGTTATATGGATTGGGGCAAGCTACATTCAGACAAAAAAGTGTTAATGAATGTTGGTGCAGGAGATTTTAATTCGAACCCAAGTGGTGGTCAAGATTCAGTACAATTAAATAGAGGTCATATTCCAAGGCATCACCACGAATCAAGGAGTAATGGAGGGACTTTAGACGTTGATGGGCCAGATAGAACAACAGGCAATGTAACAGTTCAAACTAATTTGTTTTTACCTAGACAAACTATTTTTTATGAACCTGGTAGTTCTAGTAAATCTATACATGTCCCAAGTGACCCAAGCACAACTTTGCACACAACAACTGAACCAGGTGGTCATCACCACAACATTGCTGATGCTACTGTTGAAGGTCGTACAGGAGGCGGTGGAGAAAATGGTTTACAAGATAGCCCCACTGAGATTGATCTTAGACAAAAGCATTTAGAAGTAGGTAGTAGGATTTGGATCGGTTACCAAGGAATGTTTAATTTTTACAAAGTAAGAAACAGTTTTAAACGAGGTACAGTTAAACGATTGTTTTAAAGAATATACATCTTAAAAAAAATAACTATTTAAAAGTATGAATATAATTGGAAATACAGCTAGGATGTTAATAAATACAGAAGTTACTGTTGATTTAGCTTCCTATTTAGTTGAAATTATAGAGTCTTTAGAAAACTACGAAGAAGTAGAAAATATCGAAGTAATAATTAATTCTCCAGGAGGATCTGTTGTTGCTGGTTATTCGATTTACTCTGCATTGATTCGCAGTTCAAAAACTGTTACGACAGTTATAGACGGTGTAGCTGCATCGATAGCTGGGATTATCTTTATGTCTGGTAAAATAAGGAAAGCTTATTCACATTCTTTATTTATGGCACATAATCCAAGCGGAGGTTCTCAGAAGATTTTAAAAAAGATAAAAGATTCTTTGATGACAATTTTGGATGGTGAAGGTTTTACATCGGCAGAATTAAGCAGGGAAACTTGGTTGAATGTTGAACAGATGAAAAAAAGGGAGATATTGGATTATGAAATTGAAGTATCCCGAGGAGAAGCTGTCGAAGTGCAGGCGAGTATTGAAGACCTTTATGAGGTTTGTAATAAATTAAATTTAGAAAAATACAAGAATATGGAAACTAAAAACGAAGAAATCGTTGACGAAGCTGTTGTAGAAACAGTAGACGAAAAAGAAAAAGAGACTGTCAACGAAGAAAACGTTGAGGCAACTGTAGAAGAAACTGTAGAAGAAACTGTAGAAGAAACTGCTAAAGAGACTAAAGAGGAAACTCCTTCAATAGAAAAAGAAAAAGAAGAAGTGGAGGCGGAAGTAGAAGTAGAAACTCCAAAAGTAGAGACAGAAACTTTAGAAGAGGTCGAAGCAAAGACTGAAATTGAAGCAAAGAACATTGTTGAGTTAACAGCATTAAATGTTGAATTAACAGAAACAAACAATATATTATCTGGTAAAGTAACAGAATTGGAGAATAAAATAGCAGAAATGGACGCTGAAAAAGAAAAAGCGAAAAAAGTCGACTATTTAGAATCAAAGAATATAACTGTTACTGATACATGGTTAAACTTAGATTTATCGATAATTGAAGAGTTAACTAAAACAGTAAATGCAAAATCTCCAGAGGTTGATTTTGGCAAAGAAAAAGAATTAAAAATGTCTGACTTGAGTACAGAAGAAAGGATTGAATTAAACAAGAGTAATCCAGAATTGTATTCGAAGATATTTTTCGAAAATAAATAAGTAAAACAAAACAAAAACAACAAAAAACAATTATGAGTGTATTAACGCAATACTACGAAAAGAATTTGGTAGAACCTTTATACAAAGAAGGTTTTATCTCAAGGTTAGCTAATGTTACAGAATACTTAAACGCTAAAACTGTACATTTGCCTCACTACAATGCTTTAGGACAAGGAATCGTAAAGAATGGTGCTGTTATCCAAAACAACTTCTCTAGTGGTCACACAGAGACTGAGGTTACTTTTAATATCGATGACTATCGTGCGCCTCAGCCTATCCATGTCCAAGATATTGATGAATTACAAACTTCATACGCAAAGATGGATACTGTATTTAGAAATTCTATTCTTGAGTTTAAAGAGAACGTTGAAGATGTAATGATTGCTGACATTATAGCTGATCACGCTGACACTACTGGTATTCGTACTGCAGGTGTTGAGGTTTTAACAACTGGTGCAGCTGGAACAAACAATGGTTTAGGAAATTCTGGATCTTTCAAGAAAATTACTTTAGATGACTTCATTGAGTTAGATTACCAATTCAACGAATCTTTAGTAAAAGGTGAGCGTTTCTTGCTTATCGACAACACTATGTACAAAGAGATCTTAGCTATCCCTGGAATACAAAAGCACATGGAATTCGGTTCTAATGCTGAAGGTGTCACTGTAACTGGTATGGTTGCCAAGTTAATGGGAATCAATATCATCAAGCGTAAGACTGTTGAAGTAGGTTCTGCAGGAGCTGAGCGTTTAGGATTAGGGTTTGTTTCAAATTCTATTTTAACTGCACACCAACCTGTTCAAACTTATCCTCACAAGGCTGACGTTTACAAACAAGCTGATTTATTCTCTTTCCGTTTAGCTATGGGTGTTCACATTCCAAGAGCTGACAAAGCAGGTGTTATCATATTGAAACAAGGTTAAAATAAATAAATTAATAATAAAAAAGGGTTGGTGAAATGTCATCCACCCTTTTTTTTTTAAATCAAATTAAAATATGTCATTAGCAAACGTAAATATTAACAGACAAGACGGAGGTTTATTTAGACAATCAGAATCTAAGGATGGGATTTCAGCATTAGTTGTTTATTCTGCATCATTATCTGGTTACGCTGGAAACTATAAGTTTTTCTCTGAGCAAGATGCTAAGGATTTGTTGACAGGGTCAACTGAATCTGAGGAAGTCATAAAATACCACGTTGCAGAGTATTACAACCGAAGTGTTGAATCTTTGTATGTGAAGATTGTTGGTGCTTCTACTTCTACATTTGACGATGTTGTTACATTGAAGGATTTTGCAGAAGGTGAGCCAAGACAATATGGAGTTTTAGATCTTGAAGACAATTACTCTTCTGGTCGATTAAATTTGCTCCAAGGCCAAGCAGATAAATTGGAAGCTGAAAAAGCTCCAGGTCAAATTGTTTATTCTGCAGATATTTCAGGAACTGTTGAATCATTAGCATCCCTTCAAGCAGAATCTGCTCCAAGAGTTTCTTTTGTTATTTCTGAAGATTTATCTGATGAGTCAAAAGCAAAAGAGTTGAGAGACAACGGTGCTTCATTTGTAGGGTCCATTGGTGCTGTTTTAGGAGCTGTTTCATCTGTTAAGGTGTCAACTTCAATTGCATACGTAGAAGAGGTTAATTTAGCTTCTTTCGGTTACTCTAACCCAGGGTTTATTGATGGTAGTTTATTGAAGGATAAGTCTAGTGTTTTATTGGATACGTTAGATACTTATCATTACATCTTCGTTCGAAAGTTTGTTGATTTAGGTGGTAGTTACTTTAACTTCGCTTACACAGCAGTAAATGATGCACAATCAGATTTCAATACAATCGATCTTAACAGAACATATGATAAGGCTTATAGAGCTTTACGTGTTGCTCTTTTAAAGAAAGTTTGTGCTCCTGCGTTGGTTGACTCTAACGGAAATTTAAATTTCGGATTTGTTAAAAATTTGGAATCACTTGCAGGCAAGCAGTTACAATTTATGAAAAATGCAGAAGAGATTTCTGATTTTGTTGTGAGCATTGATCCAACTCAAAAGGTTTTAGAAACTTCAACAATAAACGTTGTTGCAAAAATCATTCCTGTTGGGACTGCTAAGGAAATAGATGTTAAACTTGGTTTTTCAACTAAACTTTAAAAAATAAAAAATTATGTCTAAAAATATATTATCAACGCCATTTATTAAAGGTGCTGAATTCTCTCCAAGTAACACGCAAGTGTTGCTTAATGGTTTGCCAATTTTAGGTTGGACAAACTTATCTTACTCGGAGACTGCGACAAAAGAAAACCTTTACGGAGGTTCTTCTCGTCAGCCAATCGCTAGGGGATATGCCAATTATGAATACGAAGGATCAATTACGTTGTTTGCTTCTGATGTTATTGCATTGCAAGATGCAGCTCGAGCTTCTGGCCGAGTTGATGGAGATCCAACTTCTACTGGTTTATCTACAATGATCATAGCCTATGTTCCAACTGAAGGTCAAGGTCTTCCAGGAGTAGATACATTGGAAAACTTAGAGTTCCTTGTAAACATGCGAGACATGTCTGCAGGTGATACTTCAATCGAAGTTGTTATACCATTTGTTTTTTCTCATTGTTCTTGGGGAGAGAGATAAAAAGCTTTCTTTTTTTTTGATTTTAAGTCTCTGTGGATATATTTCTGCAGGGACTTTTTTATTTTGTGTCTTAAATTTACTACTATTTAGAATAAAAGAAAAAGAGAAATGAAAAATTTAAAATTAAAGGAACAAGAAGAAAAAATAGAAGAAGCAAAAAACAAAACGGTTTTACCTGACTATGAATATGAAATCTCAATAGGTGATAAAACGGCTTATTTTAAAAAACCTGAAAGGAAGCGAATAGCTTATGTTGCCAGTTGCGATAATTTAAGTAAAGAGGATAAGTATAAACTAGGAGTTGAATTATTAAATGAGTTGTTTGTTGGTGGAGATAAATGTGTGATAGATGAAGAGAATAATATTATACCTTCATTTCAACTTTTCACGTCAATAGCGACAGAAGTTCCAGTAATAGAACTAGAAGACATGACTGAAGACGAAAGGGAAAAGGTTAACCCGAGAAATAAAAGAAAGGTTGAGTATAAAATTTCTATTGAAGGTGTTTCTTGTTTCGTTAGTTCTATTACTAATGAACAAAAAATAAAGCTCATGTTTTCATTAGACAAAGGATTTGATGTTATAATTACCGAGTTTGTTAAAGTTTTTACAGAAAGCTTTGTACCTGACTTAAATTGCAAAGAGAGTTCGAATTTCTTAGGGATAAAAGGTTACGAATTATATCCTATTGCTGGTGCTTTTTTTATGCAAACTATGTTTGATATTAAAGAATCAATTATAAAAAAAAAGTCTTAGAATATGAGTTGTCGGAGGGTGATTGGAGAAACCAAATAAAAGCAATCCTTCAATATAAAATGGGTCTTAGTTTTGGTGATTCAAAGATAATTAGCGATGAAGACTTAGCTGTTGAATTTGGAAAATATCAATATGTAATGGAACTCAAGAAAAAAGCTACTATAAACGTTGAGAACGAAATAAAGAAAAATGGGTAAAAATATCAAATATAGCTACATTATTGATAGCAAGCAAGCAATTTCTAGCTTGGAAAAAATAAATCGTGCTTTAGATAAAACAAGTAAAAAGATAAAAGGTACAAAAACTGTAGGGCCTTTGAAATCTGGAGAAGGTGTTTCAAACGTTGGTAGCAACCTAAAAACATCTTCTTTGATTGGTGTAGCTGCACTGGCTGGCTTAGGGTCATCGATGCTTGCTTTAGGGTCTCAAGCAATTCAAACAGCTGCTAAAGTCGAATCTCTTGACACTGCGATAAAATTTATTGGCGGAACAAGAGGCCAATTTCAATTAAGACAGCTAGAAAATACAATAGCAGAATTAAGTCTAGACACTGTATCAGCTAAAGAAGGGTTTAAGTTATGGAGTGCATCTATAAAAAACACTAGCCTAGAAGGGATGAAAGGATTTAAAATATTTAAAACGTTTTCAAAGGCAACAAAAAAGCTGGGATTAACTGCTGAAACAACAAAAGGTGCATTTTTGGCACTTTCGCAAATTCAAAATAAGGGGAAAGTAAGTAGTGAAGAATTATACCAACTCTTTGAAAGGGGTGTTGGATCTATGGATTTAGCAGCAAAGTCAGCCAATATGACTACGCAAGAATTCATAAAAATGGTAGGGGAAGGAAAGTTGTTAGCAAAAGACTTTTTAGAACCTTTCGCTGAACAACTAGAAGAAACGTTTGGTGGAGAAATCACCAAAAAGATGACTGATTCAATTACACGTTTAAGTAATGTGTGGACCACTTCGTTAGCTTCTATGGGGAAAAAATTAGCTCCTTTTGTTTCTTTAATGGCAGATATGGGGGAAGCGATGGCTGGTATGACCCCTGAGCAATTAATAGCTAGAACATCAGTTAGATACAAAGATATGGGATCTCAAGTTTCTCACTTAATAAAAAAATCAAAAGAAGGAGTTTTTACCAACGAGGAGTTTGCAGCCAGGGTTCAATTATTAGGGAAGAAGTTTGGTGATTTAGCACCAATATTAAATGAGCTACCTAAATCTCAAAAAGAAGCTCTGAAAACATTAAAAGAGATACCAAATGTTACCGAGTTAGCTGCAAAGAATGAAGCTAAAAAGTTAAAACTTATAGAATTAAAAAACAAATTGGTTGAAGAAGAGCTTGTTTTGCAGAAAGGAATAAGCTTAGAAATGGAGCATCAAGGAATAATGGCTCAAAAAAATGTTAAAGATCTTGATAAAAAAGAAGCGTTGAGGCTTCGACAAAGAGAAAGGGCTGTAAATAAAAACAAGGCTTCTAATTTAAAATCACAGCAAGATTTACAAAAACAAATTTCAGATTTAGAGGGGAAAAGAGATAAATTAAGCTCTGAAATAGACGACACTACAATAAAAGTGGAGAAAACGTTAGCTCCAGTAAAAAGCAAGGTGACAGACAAAGACAAAACTGATGATAAAAACCCTATTGCTGACAGTATGGCAAATAGCGTTCGAGGAGTTTCAGGCCAAGTCAAAAACATTACCGTTAACGTAGATTCGGTACAAAAAATAGATACACAAAACATAAATTCTGGTGATGATATTGAATCTTTAGGTGTTCAACTTGAAGAATTAATGGCAAGAATAACATTGGATATAGCTCAAAAGTAAAATTATGGCAAATTATTTTCAAGGACTAGAAGGTCCAGCTTCAGCGTTAGAAAGTTTAGTTCGAAACGAATTGAAGTATGTATATGAAAACACTGAAGCAACAGCAGGAAACATTAGGGCAACATTAAATAACCCAAATTTTTTCCGTGGTTTAGCTTTGTCTGTTGGTACTGGAGCACTATTCACTGGGCCAACAAGAACAAATATAGAAAACTTTGAATTAGGTGGTTCGCAAGAATTTGTTTTCTCTCAGCTTGCAGCTGGAAGCAAAACGGTTATATCCAATTGCCAGTTCGAATATAAAAATCCTTTAGATTTAGATGATTTAAAATCTTTTAATGTTCCTATTTGCAGTATTGATGTGAAAATGAAGAACAAGTTCATTAAAACATTACCATTAGGTGCAAATTCAGAAGTAATGGAATATTTAGGATCCCCTTCAATGGATATTACGATCGAGGGGCTTTTGGTTAACACGATGATTCATGAAGACGGTGAGACACCATGGGCTTCTAGGCCAGATGTTTTAAGGTTAAATGAAATGTGTTATGACATAATGGAATTTGATTTGACGAACGGCTATTGGGGAGAAAACCAGAAAACAGCAATTGACCTTAATGGTTTAGTTGTTGAAAGTTTTGAGTTACCAGAACCAAAAGAACTGAAAAATGTTCAACCATTCATTATAAAAGCAAAGAGGTCTTTTGTTACAAACACAAATACTTTGTTTGAATCCTTAATTTAAAAACGAATGATAATTTCATACAACACAAGATTTGGTATTTACAATCAGAAATCGGATTCTCTTTCTGAGTTTGAGGATGGTGAAGGGTGGTTAAAAAGCTTGGACCACACTCAAATCAGAGGCAATATAAATGAGGAGATGAAACTTAGTTTTGCTAGTGGTATGTTAAAACTTTCGAGTACAGATGCACCTACATTGGCGAACAAAAACCATTTGGCATATACTTTAAGTGATTACAATCACAACATTTCAGCATTCCTTCAATTAGGTGATATTTTCTGGATTAACGTTGATCAGTTTACAAGTAATTCTATTGAAGAGTCTTTTGTTTTTATAGGGTTTATTTCTGAGATCAAAATAGATTCGAAAGGCAACAACTCAATTACTGTCCAGAACGCAGCGTACCACTTAGGGAAGATGAAATACAATGCAACGGGGAAAGCCATCAAAGAAGAAATGAAAACAAGGAAGATTCAATTAAACTCTGACTCTGATGACATTTCCTTCCAAGAGATGGTTCGTAGATTAGGCCATGACTATAATAAAGTTATCGGTGATAGATATGGAACCAGTCCTATATTCTCCGATTTATTAAATGTTGATTTGTTGGATGCTGTAAAAATCAGTGAAGAATCCCTAGAGAAAAATGCAATGAGATCTGACTCAACTGTGAATACAGAGTTTGATATGATTGACTTTCGAGCTGATCAGTCAACTGCTTTAGAAATAATAAAGCACATGCATAAAAACTACTTGGTTGATTTCAATATAACTTCTTTTATAAGTTTCACAAAAGAGATTGTTGTTGAATACCCAGAAGGGTTTCCTAATGAACAAAAAAGTCCATCACTAGATATACAGTTTACAAAAGCAAAGGACAAAACATTCATTCTTAATGTTTTATTTGCTGGGTTTCTAACGACACAATCTTTTGAGTCTGATTCTTTTGCTGGTAATTTAATCTTAAAAAATTATGACCTAAGATACGAAAATCAATTTGTGAAAAATGGAGAGGAAGTTGTTACCAAGGAAAAAATAAGGAAAAAATTGGAATCTATAGATCCTAATATAGCAAGTGCTTCATCTTCTGATAAAACAAGACTAGGATTGGTAACCAATAGAGATTTACGTTGGCAAAAGGAATCAGATGTACAAGTAAACGCACATTTTAAAATAATTGGAGACAACAACAAAATAACCGAGTTCAAGTTCGGTACAGGTGGTGAAACACTTTCGTATGTGCAATTCGGAAACATAAAAAAAGATGTGCTTGAGGAAATGGCAAAGAATCGCCTAAACAAAAAGAAATATACAGGTTATAGGCCAGGTTCGATGATTCAAACATACTTGACAAATCTTCGTTTGTTCGATAACTTATTTGTTCTTGATGTTCTTAATGAATTTACTGCAGAAGAATTTAGAAACTATGTGGAAAAAGACATTAGCATGTTTAGTAAATTCCAAATCATTGCACAGAAGTTCACCATAAACAAAATAACAAAAACCTTCAATGGGAATTCTGGTTTTAAGACAAATGTTTTTATCGGAAATTTAATTTCATCGAATGTAGTAGAGGAAGAGGATAACAATAAATTAAACAATATTTATGATATGACGGTACCTCGTTTGTTTGCAACTGTTGAATCAACGATTACACGTGACTTCGAAAGGCGTCTAACTAAGAATGGTGAAATAATAGTTACTGAGTTAAAAATTTAATGATGATAGAGAAAGGCGTAAACAGTAAACGTATAGCAGAATTGATGAACCAGATCACTAAACAAGACTCTGGATTTTCAAGATTGTGTAAAGCTTATAACGTAGACTCGGAAAACAACAAGTGTGATTGCGAGCCAATCGATAATATCGGTGGGGCAAGTTATACAGGAGTGTTGCTGAGCCCAACGAAGAACTCTGACAACATTCGAATACCAAAAGAGGGGTCAACGGTCATTGTTTCTTTTTTAAACACTCAGAAGGCCTTTATAAGCCAAATTAATGTTACGGAAAAACACAAAATAGCTTCAAGTGATTCAGAAGGGGTTTTAATCTCTAGTCAAAAGCAGATAGAGAAAAAAAGGAATGAAGCATTAAAGGTGTTTGCAAAAAGTTTATACGACTCAATTATGCTGGCAACTTTTAAACACCCTTATGGGCCTACCAGTCCAGAACCAATTAACAAAACGCAATTCGATGATTCATTGGATGCTTTTAATGAATCGATCGATGATATTGATCAAGACATAGAAAACTTATATTCAGAGTAATGGCAGTAGTAGAAAAAACAATAAGTCAAGCAATTCAATTAATGCAAAACGATTTGAAAGATCTTGATAA